TCGAACTCGTTGCCGACCACGCGCACGACAGGGATGTACTTGCCCGGCCACTCGCGCTCGTCCAGCACCTCGTAGCCGTTGGTCTTGATCCACATGACCCTGCGGCGGTCCACCGTGCGGGTGCGGACCGGCTTGCCGAACATGCCATCCAACTGCTTGTCCTGCGGCGTTCCGGCGAACGCCGTGACGTTGCCGGGGTAGAGGTGCAGCGTGGCCTTGCGGTGGTCGATGTAGAAGTATTCCGCGATGCGGATGGTGTTCTCGTTCAGCCACTGGCTCAGGGACTGGTCGCCAATGCCGCGCGACATGATTGAACTGATCGGCTGGGCGTCGGGGAAGGCCCGCTCGTAATCGGCCTTCAGCATGTCTTCGGTGATGAAGCACCAGCGCGCGTCGGACCCGCACGGATCCTGGATCGTCGGATCCATGTAGACGCTGAAGGAGTTGCGCACCCGACCGATGCGCAGATCCTGGTCGAAGCTGTCCTCGCGGGCGTATTCGGTCAGGATGCGGACATAGCCTTCGCCGTAGGTGACCTGGTTGTCGCACGCAGTGTCGTAAGCCACGTCGGCGTCCGACATGTACTCGATGTGGCGAATGATGCCGTCGAAGATTTCCGCCATCTTGACATCGGCGTTGTCGTCGGCCGGGATGACCTTGCCGGACGGCCGGTTCTGGCGCTGCTGGTTGGTCACCTGCCGGACATGCTGCGGCAGCTTGTTGATGGTCAGGCAGGGCCGGGCGTTGATGGTCTGGCCCTGTACCGACCCGCGGGTCGCCAGCACGTCCGCCGGCCACTGCCACTGGTTGTCGGGCGAGCCCGCCATGAAGCGGAGATCGTCGAGTTCGTCCTCGCGGCTCTCACTGTAGGCGGACAGCGCCATCGTGAAGCGCGAACGCATGGTGGCGAGCAGGTCTTCCTGATCCTGCCCGCCGTTGGCCGCCCGTGCCGCGCCCTTGATGCCGTCGTCAGCCATTACTTCTTCTTGCCGCCTTTGCCGCCGCCAAATCCAAACGATGCGTTCTTGCCGCCCGCCGTCTTGCTGGGTCCGGCCACGCCGCCCTTCTCCAGCGCGGCGCGCGTCGTGCGCTGACCTGCCGTCATGGGGGTGCGCATGGCCATACCCGACTTGCTGGCGGTGGAGCCCGTGACCTTGCCGGTCGTGAAGCCCAGCGTGCTGCCGGTGTGCGGGTTGACCGCCATGCGGGCGGGCGTCGTCTTCATGTCGGTGGTGGTGCGCACCACGGAGGCGGGCTTGGCCTTCTTGTCGGCGGCCTTGGCCTTGAGCGCGGGGGCGATCTTCTGCCCCATGACGTAACCGGGCGCCGGCTTGCGGACGCCGGTGCGCTCGTCACCGAAATAGCCGCGGATGTCGATGGACCCCGGCGGAAGATTTTTGCTCTGTGCGTAGGCGCCCATGCGGGCAACCGGCACGCCGAGCGTCGGGTCACGGTTGTAGTTGCCTTCGCGCACGGCGCTAAACGTCGATGTCTTTCCCCGCCCGGTACGGTCGCCCGCCAGCACGTTGCTAAGACGGCTTTTGGGGCTGCCGCCAAAGGTGCCGATAAAGCCGGAGTCTTTCTTGGCCATGCTACTTGCCTTTCTTGCGGAACAGGCCGTTTGACCCGAACAGCGACCGCTTGGGTGCCTGCGGACGGCCGGCGCGGGCCTGCATGGCAGTCGGCGTTGCGCCAACCCAGTTGCCCTTGAAGGTAGACGGACGGGCCTTCGGCACGGGAGCTTTTGCCGCCGTCGAGGGCTTGGGCTTGGGCTTTACCGGCGTGGCCGCGCCTTCCGCCGTGCGCGCGGGCTTTACTTTGGGCTTGGGCGGCGCGGCCTTTTTCGGCAGGTCGCTCTTGCCCGCGCGGTTAACGCGCTGCGGCTGATTGCCCTTGCCTTCACGGTTTACGTACTGCGCCCGGTCGCTTTTGCCTGCACGGTTGACGCGCTGCGGCTGGTCGCCCTTTTCCTTGCGGTTGACATACTGCTCCAGGTCGCCTTTAGCGTCCGGGTCGCGGTACTTGAGACGGCGGTCCTTGTTGTAAGAGATACGGGCCATGCTATTTGCCTTTCTTGCGCTGCGCCGTGCGCTTGACGCTATATGCGATGGCAGCGGCCTGTTTCTGGGGTTTGCCCGCCTTGATTTCGGCCTTGATGTTGGACCGGAAGGCGGATTTGGACGCGGATTTCACCAGCGGCATGTCATTTTTTCCGTGTTTTTGCGGATTTACGGAAGGCGGCGGCGGTCGGAGCGCCCTTGGCGCCGGGTTTGCGCATCTTTTCGCCCGATCCGGCGGCGATGCGGGCGCGCTTAGCGTGAATATTGGCGTAAAGTCCGGGTTTTGTGGCCATTCTAGCACTTCCACCGCTTCATGGAGGCTTTCGCCCGCTCGGCGTTCTTTGACTTGGCCACGACCCCACCCATTCGGGCGCAAAACGAGGCTTTCCGGCCCTTGTCGGCCTCCGACTTGGGGTTCGGCGCGGGCGGCTTGAGGTTGGAGCCGGTGATGCGGTTGTACTTGGCCCGGCCCTTGGCGGTCAGGCCCGCGCCTTTGCTCGCAGGGAGCTTCTCCCCGCGGCCAACAGCCAGAGAGACGCCCTTTTTTGCCATGTTACGTGCAGTGAATGATGGCGAAGTTGAGCACAACCGCTTCCGACAGGGAGCCCGCTGAGATGTTGCGCAGGACAATCGAACAAGTGCCCGCGCCATGGCCTGAAACCCAGCAGTTATAGGTTTCGTTGGACGCCGTGCCGCCAGCCACATTGACAATCACCACATCCTTGGCGCTGATCGTGCTGTTGTTCAGCGTAAACACGACGTTGGTCGTAGCGCCAAGCGCCGCGTTGTTCATCGTGATCTGGCCAGCCGACTTGTTGAGCGTCACGGCGGTAGACTTGCTCGTCAACTGCGTGACGGTGCCCTGCGCTGCGGAAGCATAGCCCAGTTCATCAGACGCGTAGATGTCTACAGCACCGATAGTGTCGGCCCCGGAAATGTCCTGGTCGCTATACGCCACGCCAATCGGTTTGGTATTGCCCATTGCTATGATCCTAGCCAAGAGGTTGAAATACTGGATTGACCATATGCCTTACGCGGCGTCCTGTCAACGCGAGCGGTTCTGGAGGCCACGGGGAACGCGAACGTAACGGCTATCGCGTCCGCGGCGTCGGGGCTTGCGAGCCCACGGGCTTTCATCTCCTTCTTGCCTTCGAGGAAGATCGTCCCTTTGCTGTCCGGCTTCATCAGCGGCGAGATCAGGTCGGTCTTCAGCACCCGGTCGGGCGGAATGGACGCGGTCTTCAGCCATTCGCGCATGGCCCCCCACATCTCGGCCCGCTTATTGCCGTACATGACCGGCTTGGATGACTTCGACCCAAAGTTGACCCCCTTGACCTTGTACCGCTGCTCCTTTAGCCGGTCGACGACCCCGGCGCCGAGCCCGCCTTCGTCGATCACCACCAGCGTCGGGGTGAACTCCTCCATGGCCTCGATGACGCGGCCTACGACTTCCATGGTGTCGTCACCGCGGTAGCGCCGGATTGCCACGATGTCTCTGCCCTGCCGTACCGCGATAACTGTAGCGTCGGCACCGAAGCGTGCCGGGTCCACGCCGAGGACAACCGGAGCCGAGGTGTCCTTATAGCGGGGTCGGCCCATGGCGTCGTCGACGAGATGGATCGGGATGAACTGGTCATCTCCAGCCGAGGGAAACTCGCCGTAGACTTCAACATGCGCCTGAACGCTGTCAGGCCCGTACTCCTGGATGATCTGCTCATAGACTGCCTTGTCGGTTCCTTCGACCGTGCGGGCGTCGACGGTCTTGTTGCGCCAGAAATCCCGCTTGGCATTGAACGCCTCGTAGAAATAGCCCGTGTTGCGGCGGGGGTTGGAGAACGCCATCCAGAAGCGGTTCGGCGTGTTCTCGGTGAAGAAGCCCGCAGCCACCTGCCAGATGGCGTCCGCGATACCGCTGGCCTCGTCGAACACCAGCAGCACGCCGTCGAAGTTGTGGACGCCGGCGTAGGCGTCCGGGTTCTCTTCCGACCACAGCCGGCCCTCGACGCCCCAGTAGCGCGTGCCCTTCTTCAGGTCGCGCTCGACCAGCTCGGCCAGCCATTTGGCGGGCATGACGCGGGTGGCCGAGACTTCGAACCAGTGGCTGTTGAGCGCGAGCGCCAGCCACTTGGTGATCTCGGCCCAGGTGATCGACCGGAGCTGCGTCTCGGAGTTGGCGGACACGATGGTGCTGGACCCGATGCGGGTGGTCAGCATCCAGATGACCAGCCATGAAACAAGAGCCGACTTGCCGATACCGCGGCCAGACGAGACGGCCATGCGGAACACATCGTAGTCCACCTTGCCGCCGTTTGCCTTGATATGGTCAGCCAGCTCGCGCAGCACCTCGCGCTGCCATTTGCGCGGGCCCTGGAAATGCTCGAGCGGCGTGCCGGGCTGGCCCCAAGGAAACAAATAGAGAACAAACTTCAACGGGTCGTCCTTGAGCGATGGCGCCCACAGGGACGCCATCAGGGACTGCTCGTCCTCAGCGCGATAGATCGGGGTTTGCATCAAGCACCATGGGTTCCGTTTCGGCGGCGGTCAGGTCGATGACGCGGCGTTGCGCCTCCTCAAGCGCCGCCGTGATGCTGATGCGCTGCTCGACCGTAACCTCGACGGCCTGCTTGGCGACCCAGCCATGGGCGTAGCGCAGCATCTCGGTCGCCGCCTTGCTGTCGCCTGCAGCCGCGGCGGCGTACAGCGTGGTGGCCATCTCGCGCTCGCCGTCGGCGCGGCCCTTTTGCTCGGCGTACTCCGCGATGGGGTCGGCCTGGCAGAGGCGGCGGTACTCGGTCGGGGTCATGCCGGCGGCCAAGGCCAGGCTGTCACCCTTCAGCCCCAGCTTGGCCGCTGCATAGATCGCCTCCAGACGCGCCTCCGTGGCGGTCAGCGGGCGCGGCTCGTAGGGCAGGGAGTGGAACGACATGGCGCCAAGATAGCGCGGGGTTGCGGTTTGCGCAAGCAACACAGAATGTTTGTTTTAGCGGAAAAATAAAAAAGTTTTGCTGACCCCTTGCCACGGCAACAGCCGCCGCGCGCGGCCCCT